CGGTCTTCCGCTGACCTGCCACCCATGAATAGCACGGAGTCAGTGACCTCTTTTGTAGCCTTTTGGATCAGCTTTAGGTTGGACTTAAAGAAGGAAAAGAGAACTACTTTGTTGGCTGGGTCTTCATCTAGAACGTCCTTGATGTACTCCAGGCATGCGTCTAGCTTCGGGGCGGATGTCATACCATCTAGTTTTCCCGTAGCCTTGATAGCCGCAGCATACGCTGAACCTTCCTGGGTATCAGGGTCGTCATAGTTGTTAGCGGAAACGCTAACAAGCTCTGGGTTATCGCACAGCATGCGGAGTACGGTAAGACGAGACATGATCTGACCCTGCGCCTCTTTGCCTGCCTGATCGTTGTAGTGTGCCCACAGGTTGAAGCTGCCGGAACCGCTCTTGATCGCAGAAGCGATCTGACTGAGCAGATCCTTAGTGATAGCTCGGTAGAGCGCCGCCCCCTTAGTGTCGAAGGGGACTGGGATAACCTGATGGATGATGGCAGGAAGCTGGTCGGCAATGTCCTCTCGGGTCTTGCGAATCATGCACTCCTTCATAGCCTTGTGCATCTTGTCCAGGTTGCGGTAGCGGAGGGGCTTACCCCAGTGGTCGCGCACGATGAAAGTACGGTCGAAGGACTCAAAGGTGCCCAGTACGTCCTTATCCACGAACTCCATGATGGAGAAGAGTTCCTCGGGGCGGTTCTCAATCGGCTGCCCTGTGAGTGCGAAACGGTATTGGATAGTCTTTCCAATGCGTTTCAGAAGACGTGTTCGCTTTGCAGTACGGTTCTTAATAATGGTCGCCTCGTCTACGACAATGCACTGGAAAGTACCCATCATCTTGGTGTCGTTGATCAGAGTCTCTGGGTTAACGATGACGTAGGAAGACCTTGTAGAAGCACGCCACTGGTCTGTGCGTGCTTTCTGGGGGCCGTCGATGACGGTGAGAGAGGAGTCGGTGAACTTCTCAATCTCTCGTTTCCACTGGTACTTGAGAGAGGCTGGAACGACAACCAGGCACCTAGACACCTCGCCCTCAGAACGCAGCGCCTCAACAGCACCAAGAGCAGTCGGAGTCTTTCCAGCGCCCATGACCATACCAAGCAACATTTGACCGCGATCCACCATCCGCTCGGCTGCCTCTTCCTGGTAAGGCCACAGCTTGCCCTTAAACACGAACAACGCTCGCGCTTTTGATGCCCCTGAGGATCTGGCCGTCTGTCATCTCCCCGATGTCCTTGGGGTCGTTGGGAGAGTACACCCACCAGCGGATTCCGCTACGGAACGAAGGCAGGAGCTTGGATAGCCTACGAGCCTCATTCGCTCCAGCAGCATCATTGTCCATAGCGACAATCAACTGATCAAACTTGCTACTCAACAACGCGAGCTGGGCGTCCGACACATTTGCTCCAAAGCTAGAAACACAACTGATGTCCATAGCATCGCAAACACTGTGAAAGCGAACTACGTCAAGAGGTGATTCTACAAGAAGAGCGGTAGAACTGAACGCCCGTTCGATGCCAAACAGTGTGGTGGACTTGTTGACACCCTCGGGGAGGTTACGCACCCACCCCGTCTTCTTCGCCTGCCAGCCACGAAGCTCTCCCAGAGGAGAGACGATAGGAACGATAGTAGCCCGCTCGTCACTGTCCCAGCGCACGCCAAACCTATGAGCGACTGCGGAGTCCAGGTTACGAACGGTTAGTACGGAAGAGGGAAGGGGGGCGAACTTGGCGTAGCGGACCCAGTCAACGTCTACACGAACATGGGAGTCGTACTGCGACTCGTCTGCCGACAGTCTGCGAAGGCCGGTGGTGATGAGGTGCGACTGCACCTGCCACAGGCTCGCAGGATCGTCGGTCAGTTCGCTGAGAAGCTGGGACAGGTTGCCGCGTGCACCGCACGTAAAGCAGTGCCACAGACCGGAGTCGACATTGAGGTACCAGGAGTACCTACCGCTATCACGGCCCTTGGTCTTGTAGTGCACCGGGCAGCGACCATTGATCTCGTCACCGTGCGTCTTGTGAATGTCGACTCCTAGACCGCCTAAGACGGCAGCAAGGTCAGTCGAAGCTTGTGTCATACTCACTCTCGTCCACCTCTTCAAACTCCATCGTGCGGAAGTCCCACTGCACATGGATCTCAGCACGGGGGGCGGTACGAGCATCAAGGATGCGAATGATGGCCTGGTCGTCTACGTCGGGGTTGCGCTCCACACCAAGAATGAGGTCAGCGTCCTGTCCAAAGGCAGAGGTGTACCCCATAGCATCAGTGGTAAGCGCCCTGGTGCGCTTGTTCTGCAGCTTCCAAGAAAGAGCCTGAGTGGTCCCGATGATGGGGATATCAAACTTCTGAGCAAGGCGCTTCATACCACGGCTGATGTTGGTGAGCGCCTGGGGGCTTCCCTTCTGCTCCCCGTTCTCATCCTCCATGAGATAGATACCGTCTACAAAGAGAGCAGCGGGGCGGTACTCCTGCAGCTTTGCTGCAATGGACCCCACAGTCGTCAAGCCAGAGGAATCCTCGCTCATGATGAAGCGGTGCTGGCCCTTGTCATCGCGCAGTTCCTTGTAAAGGCGTGCCATCTCAGCGTCAGACAGATCACCACTGAGGATACGGTCGTAGGGAATCTTGGCACGCAGTGCGTCGTAACGGGACAGCTGTTCGGCAACGCTCATCTCATAGCTGATGAGCATGGGGGTGAGTCCGGTGAGGTGGCAGGCACGGGCCATGATCAACTGGAACAGAGACTTACCACGCTTCTGTTCACCGGCCATGACAATCCACTGCTGGGGGCGAAACCCGTGGGTGAGCCTGTCCAAGCCAACAAAGCCAGTAGGGATACCGCGGAGTGCGTTGGTGTCCTTGCGCATCTCTTCGTACTGGGCGAGGCGAGCTTCCCAACCTTCGATGATGTTGAAGTCCCGAAGCTTGGTGGTGTCAGCGCTAGCACTCTGAAGCCCCTTGGACAAAACCGACATGGCTGCGTCCACATCCTTGCTGTTCAAGGACCCCATAGCGTCTGTAACCGCACCCGCAACGGTGCGAAGACGGTACGCAGTAAGCAGTTCCTCAAATAGGCCGCTGAATGACTCAGCACTGGCATCATCAAGATCGATGTGCCCGAAGCGTCCCTTGAAGGCTCGCTCTGAAGGAACGGCACCGTGCTTGGTGTTGTACTCCACAACCCACTGGTACGTGTCTTCCCAGTCTCCTGCGAAGTGGATGGGCTTGATGCCAGACCGAAGAGGCTCTACGAGAGTCTGCTCTTCGATGATCTTGCTAACGATAAGGTTTTCGATGGAAGCCAAGATCAGAATCCAAACTTGCCGTCAGGCAGGACAACGGTGGAGCGCATGCCCAGGAGCTTAGCGTCTTCCTCAGAGGGAGTAAAGAGCGTGTGTACGTCACGGTTGAGCTTGAAGTCCTCGTACAGATCTTTCACGTCGTAGTAAGAGTAGACCTGTACGTCGGCCCCTTTGCGTGCCAGCCAGTGTTCGATGCTTGGAATGAACATGGGGTCCATGTAGGTGTACACCTCTACGCCGATGCCCATCTTGGTGATCATGTGGATCACGGACTTTACAGGCATCTCGTTCGGTCGCCACAACCGAACCTCACGGTCAATGAACTCCGACTCACTGAGATCGTCTTCGCGCTTACGACGGAAGAAGCCAGTCTTCTCGGGGGCAAACTCCTTGCGGTTCATCAGCAAGCCTTCAAACATGCAAGCGACGTGCTTGTGCACGGTGAACCCAATGTCGTTACCTTCCACGCCGCCCTCCAGTCGTCTCCACATCGAAGTCAGCCAGCACTGTACCAAGGCGTTCGCCGTATCGGTTCTTGATGTCGCCCAGAGACAGTCGTGAAGTGATGATGGTGCACTTCATGCGATCATGCCGTTTGCGAATGAGGCTACCCAACTCATGGGCAGCAAACTCTGTCAGGCGTTCCTCGCCAAGGCCGTCCAATACCAAGATGTCAAAGCTGCCCTTGATGTACTTCACCAAGTACGGTGAGGAGTACATGGAAGGCAGCAAGCCTTCGTTATCGAAACTGTCCTTAAGCATTTCAATGTAGTCATCGGCTTCTGCCCAACGACCCGAAAGCGAGAACGCACCGATGTAGGCGCTCAGCATCCCTGCTGCACGGACAGACTTGCCCGACCCAGACGGACCTTGGATGAGAACGCTAGGAGGCATCTCCCACTGAGGGTCGACGGTCACTTCACGCTGCTGAGACTGCAAGTCCGAAGAGACTCGCTTCGGCAAGTGCATGTGGAAGAGCCGCTCCTCAGTGGAACGCTTACGCCACCAAATCTCACTCTTCCAGTCTGTGGGGGTTTGGAAGTTCATGGGATCACCACTTTAGCTTCTTCCGTAGTGGGATGTTGGCGATGGCTTCTTGAATCGTGTCGTAGCGGGGGCGCAATGGTCCAGCACCTTCCAACTCCTTAGGGAGTACAACTCGCTTGCGGAGTTCGGGGAACTGAGGGACTTTGGAGCGGCTCAACCTCGCCACGATCACCTCTTCCAGTTCCCACAGGATAGCGGCCTCCATAGCGTCGTCAGGACGAAGGATGTCAGCCACTAGTTCTGGGTAGCGGTTCAGCACATCATTGGAGCAGTGCAGCAACGCCTTGCGTATCGCTGCTGGAAACTCAAAGGGACCGTGGTTGGGCATGCCTTCCAGCATCCAATCCAACACCGGGTCGTCCTTGACGATCTCCGCTTCCTTGGCCAGCAGCTGCTGCACCTTGTTACTGGTGAAGGTGTAAGCGGGGCGGCTGGAGTCTGCCCCCCAGGACTGCCAGAAGCGGTCCACCATCCTCTTGAGTGACCTGTCTGTGTACCCCTGCTTCAACTTACGAGAGAAGAACGCATTGAGTACGGTCTTGTCCTCGTCTCCGAATACCTGACTCATCTTCATGGATGGGTGGTATCCAAAGTAGACGGTAAGCGTGTTGACTGGCTTGCTTGCAAACATGCGTCGGTGTCCTTCGTACTCTGACCATTCGGTAACCGATGCATCTGGGTCTGCACCGAAGGCTGGCATCAGTGATACACGCGCTCTGCAAGCGTCTTCAAGACATACGTAATCTGGGCCATCGAAGTGCTGAGAATCCTCATGAGTTCATCCAGATCGCCGTGGACGGGGTGAGCGTGTGCCAACTCCTCATCAAGAAGCTTTTCCAACTCTGGGTCCGCTTCCTTGATGAGCGGGGCGGCTTCCTTGATGAGCGGGGCGGGGAACAACTCTTCGATGATGCCACCCTTGGTGGTGGCCTTGGTACCCAAGCGCTCACCATAGCGCTTCACAGCGAAGGCGGTCATCACTTCCAGTTCTTCCTTGGTGAACTGGGTGTCGTCCTGCGGCTCAGCTTCGTCCTTCTCCACCTCGCGCTCCACTGGTTCGGGGATCTCCATGTCCATAGAGATGGGGGCGAGGCCGTTGGTCAACTCAAGCACCAACACACCCTGTTCGATGGTGTCGAACACCGGCATGATCTGAGCGTCGTCCTTCTCCTCGTCCCACAGGAAGAAGGCATTGCCACCCAGAGCGACCGACTTCAGTGCGGAAATGAAAGGGTCACGAACCTTCTGGACTGCGCCGAACTCCGATTCACGGAAGACGCGGGGCGGGGTGGTACCGTCTGCGTAGAACATCTGAAAGGAGATGTCGTTATCCAACACGAAGTCGTACACCATCTCCATGCCTGCGGTGGGTCGACCAGTCCAGACGAGACTGACTGCGTCTTCCTTGCCGATGCCGTCACGCAGACCTTCTGCGATGACTCTGGCGGGCGCTGATCCGGTGCCCACGATAGCGTGGACTTTCATAGCTGTACTCACGGATACTCCTTGTCGTAGGTGAGGGGGCAACCTACACCGGCCACCCGCTCGCTGTCAAGGAGGTTACACGCCAGGTACTGCGTTGAACGAACTGATGGTGTACTTGGACACTTCTGTGATGGGAAGGATGTCGAATAGCACCTGACTCAGCACGCTCTTGGTGCGCTGGTAGTCCTCTGTGTACAGGGACCTGGAGTTGTTCGCTGTCCCAGCCCACCGGTAGTCACTGACGGAAGCGGTGTCTACCAACCAGCCACCACGTACGGTGCTGCCGTCAAAGTACAGACCAAGGTTGTTGCGCTCCGCAAGCAATAATCCGTTAACGAAGGTAGTCTCCGAAAGGTCTACCAGATACTCCACGTAAGCGTTAGTCCATACTCCAGCACTCGCGTTGGAAGTAGCTTTAACTTCAAAAGACATCACGCCATCGACAGTGAGGGGGGCAGTCTGGATACCCATAGTGGCACCGGCAGCATTCACCAGACGTGCCCACTTGATGGCCTCAGTACCGACACCGCTCTGCACAGAGAAGCCAACAAAGTCGTTTAGCTGTACTGGGATGGGGGCGTTTAGGTGGAACAGTACATGGGGCGTGCCCTGTACGGAAGCTGCGGATGTGGTGGAGTACGTTGAGTTAGTCGCTGTGTGTGTGGCGATGGTGGACGAGTTTGCCGACAGGGCAGCATCAAGCCAGAGCACCGACTCAGCAAGCAGGGTGTGAGAGGCAGTGGTGGGAGATCCGCTGTAGTGCGAGTTAACCAAGTCGATCTCTGTAGCGGAAAGCGCACGTCGCCACACTGCAACACCAAGCACCTCCATGTCTTGGTATGTCGCAGCTAACGCACCAGTGCCCACACGCGCAACCTGTGCGTTAGCGATGGAACCAACGAGTGAGGTGCTAGTAGTCGCAGACACGGTAGAGCCAGATACTGATGTAAGAGTCTGCGCTGTACGGTCTACGACCATACCAGCACAGCTCAAAGTGCCCGCTGCTCCAAGGGTGGACACGGATGAGCGTGTCGCTGTGTTAGTGCCATCATTGATCTGTGCGAACAGGGTACGGTCAGTCTTGAGTTGTAGTGTCCAACCGTTTAGACCAGTGGCATCTGCTTTGTCCATAAGCCGACCAAAGGAAACAGGCGTAGCCCAGCTTCGTAACATCATCAATACTGTCTGCGAATCACTTGCTCCAAAATCTAGAAGAGGCGAATCGGGGACTTCCAGGTAGTCGTCCGTCCCGAACAGCAGGGTCGGGCGTACGACGGCTACAGACTTACGACCAGATGTGGCACGGTAGATGGTGGCGACCTGTCCACCACTAGTAGTAACGGTGACATCTGCTCCGCTGGTCAGCTGGTTTTGGAATCTAATGACCTGAACAGCAGTACCACCTACGGAAAGGCCTACATAGTAGACCTTGCCGGTCATCGGACTGGTGCCGATAATACCAAGGGAGCCAATGATGCCACCAGCGGTGAACAGAGCGTCTCCATCGTACAAACTGCCAGGGGTGCTAGCGATGTTAGCAGTGCCTAGCTGCGTCCAAGTAAATGGATAGGCGATACTGCCTAAGAACGGAGCGGTATAGAAGTTAATGTTGCCGCTTGTAGCGTTACGAGTAAATCGAATCCACCCAGGCTGCGAGTCCGTGAATCCCACAACGCCACCCGTGCCCGACACAGCAGTAGAAACAGTGGTGTTGTCAAGCGAGTAATTCAAACCCAACTGCCCTGTAGAGGACAGGTAAAAGTCAAAGCTGCGATCAACGCTACCTGTAGTGAGCCTCCACTTGGAGTACACAGACTGTGTACCAGACTTCCAAGCATTGGGGGCGATAAGTACTGCGCAATCAAGGTCACCAGCGATATTGATGTCGGGGAGTGAGATGCCATTGAGTGCGGTACCGGGCAGATAGACGTAGTTCAACCCTGAATGTTCCAGTAGCACTGGATCAAAGGAGTCAACTCCTGTTGAGTTTCCGTATCTTGCGTCTAGTGCAGATCCACCGGTACCTAGGTTCTTGAGATAACCAGAAGCTGGGTCACGGTTAAAGACGATGGGGGACGAAACCTCAGTGGGCAGCGCCGTCCTAGTCGTGGTGATACCGATACCCGTCTTAGGCACAGTAACGTGGTTAACACGCTGTGCGTACAACTTGACCTGACCAGTGGACTGGTTGATGTCCAAGTCACTACCGGCAGCGGCCTGCGCAAAGAACTCAGTACCGTACGCCGTTCCCTTAGAACGACGGAACACCCCAATGTCATGGAGCAGTGCACGAAGACGTTGGCCTCCTAGTGCGCTACTCAGGAGTCCGACACCCAACTGCTTGCTAAGCGCATCTAGATGCTCAGTGTTGGCAAGCGAGGGATCGTTTGAAACCATCTGGTAGTCAAGCATCGTACGCATACGATCCATATCAAAACCAAAGATGGATAGGAACTTAAGAAGGGGGCCGACCTTGGTCCCAGCCTCAAGCCTTCCACCAAAGCATTCTGCGTCCCAGGTGTCATCTCCAAGCGCAGTGTCCTGCAGCCGGTAGAAGAGGGGAATGCGCTCCCACAGTGCAAACGTCGAACCATAGTCCTTGGGTACCAGCACTGGAAGTGAAGCGGCCTGCTCATAGTAGTCGTCGCCCCCCGTGGACTGGTAGTGAACGAACAGCGCGTAGTACGCCCAGCGACCTTCTGGTAGGCCGGTATGCGTAAAGGAAAACGTGTTAGTGGACTCAACGAGGATGTCACCAGATCCAATAGTCTGAGGCTCACCTGTGGGTGAGTAGACAAGGACGATCCCAGTGACTTGAGGAGTTGCTGTAAGCGCAGTGGATTCTACGATGGGAATCCCCCACGACAGAGAAACCTCGCTATAGCAGTCAGACGATGCAGAGAAGGATGAAGAGGTGAACGTGTTTGCAGCAACCTGCAGTCCGTCAGCACGGAGAGCAGAGTCGTAATCGGTACGCGCACCCGAGACGGCCTCATCGTACCTCAGGTATGAACCTAGCTGAGTTGCCTCGCTACGAAGGGTAAAAGATACTCTGGCCATCAGCTAGTAGTGATGCCCCCCGACATCGTGATAGATACAGTTCCCTTTTTAGGAAGTCGTAGGGAGTTCACCGCAATGCTGGTCTGCAATCCTGAGGCTGCCTCTAGATCGAACACACTAATGGAGCAGTACTCCACTCCTGTTACATTGAGCACGGCACGGTAGATCTGGCCTAGCGTAATGCGTTGGCCAAAGAACACGTTCTCAAACGAGAACAGTGAGTCGATGGCCGCGGACACGTCTGCTTTAACCCAGTTACTAACAAACCTGTCGTTCACTACTACGGTAAGAGTAAGTTTGATCTTCTCCCACGTGACTGTGGGGGAGCAAAGAACGGTTACGCCTAGCAGTGCTAGGGGTTGAATGTAGGTAGTCACTGCCGTCTGCACAGCTGCCGGTACTGAGTAGGAGGTACCGGCAGAGGTGAGATAGTCGCTCACTGCTCCGTGGGGGAAAATGGTGACGCTGGCATTACCAGCGGAAGCGCCTGTAGTGCTGGGGGCGTAACTGACAGCAGCCTTTGACACACCAGACACCTGTGTTGCCAACGCGACGAAGTCGCTCTTCGTGACAGCGCGGTTCTGCGCTGAGATAACTGAGGGGATGGATGCCTTCAAAGAGGTCAACCCTTCCTCGTCAGTTCCTCCAGTAAACGCGGAGCTTGAAACAATGTTAATGCCAGAAGGTGTAATGCCTTCAAAGGCAGTTACAGAGTTTGCCGGAAGGTTGCCGGAAGCACCAGACGACACTGAATAGGTCACGTATACCTTGGAACCAGCGGGCGGGATGAAGCCGTTGACTGCGTTTCCGAAGGAGATGGTGAGGTAATCGTCGGCGGTTACCTCTGCTACAAAAGCACGGTCACCAGTGAAGGCATCCACAATACGAGAAACCTTGCGGTAGACGGTGGGGTTAGTACCGTCTTCGTACACTGAAACGATAAGAGAGTTTACGTCTACCCCAGGGTTTGAAAGAGTGTACGTCTGCCCTGCTCTGCCGCTAGCAGAAGAGGTGGCAACCTCGTTTTCGTGAAGGATGCCCTCCGTCACGATGATCGTGGTAGAAGTAGAGGCGTTCAGCACGTAGTCAGAAGTGGTGTAGGCAGTGTATGCCCCACCGTTGACAATGAGGAACTGGGTAAAGGTGGGAAGGGTTACGTTACTTGTAGTGGAGTTGCTCAGTGTGATAGTGGCCTGCGCACTGGAGCGCCCCCGTGGTACGTAGTCCATGAGGTTGGCAAGAGCCAGAACAGACTCACGCTGAGTAGCTGTCGACAAGAACGATTCACCAGCGGCGCGGTCGATGTAATAGTGCATTACGTCACCCATGTACGCCCACAGATCAACGAGGAGCATGCCAAAGTCGGAAGGGTCGCGGTCAGTCCACTCTGGGAACACCCTCTCTGCGCGGGTGAGCAAGTCAGCCTTGATGGTGGTGTAGTCCCTAGAAGAGTAATCAAATGCCATTAGAACGGAGACTCCTCGTTGAGTACATCAGTGGTGATGGTGAATACACTGATTTGGGGGGCAGACTGCCCGATCTTATAGGCCACTTGCACGCGTCCAGTAGACGGATCATCGATATCTTCTTGGATAAGAATATCCAATACCTTAATTCCAGACACGCTGTCCAGCAGATCAAGGGCGGCATCGGTCTTAACATCAGCAGCCACTAGCTCATCAATGTTCTCAAATAGCAGGGACTGCAGCCCCGCCCCGTACATAGGCATAGTGGGGCGCTCCATCTTGCCGGTCACTAGCACGTCACGGATCTTCTGTTCCACGATGGTGTCGTAGGAAGTAACGGCGGCGATGTGCCCACCTGTTACGTTGAAAGGGGTCTGAATCGACTTCATAGGAACTAGTCTACACCGAGGTTCCTAATCGATGACGGTACAGACTAGGGTCTACTACCGCACAACAGACTTCAGGAATGATGGGCCAGCCAGCATCTTTCAGCCTGAGGAAGACTGTCAGCGGGTCGGTGATGAGGTCAGCATAGTCCACCGTCACCACCGTCATGTCCATCCGTTTGTCGGCAATCTGACGGACTAGTTCTGCGCGGGCGACATCCGCATCCGAATAGGTCCCTGCGAATGCCCGACCGTATGAGGCGTTGACCTCTGCCACATCTCTGACCATCCACACGATACGGTAGTCAGGACCTGGATGGGCCATGAGAACATTGTCAGGCGACAGTTTCATCAGCATCCCGTCATACAGGTGGGAAAACTGCTTGGTGCTGGTGTCGTAACAAAGCTCCGACAAGGGGGGCACTTGGAAGTAACCCGCAGGATTGGGATCGTAATTCTTGTCCTGCTCCTGCTGACGCAGCATGGCATCCGTGGTCGGTGACCACAGAATCGGCAGAGGAGTGTCAACGCACGAACCATGATTCAATGCACGAATCATTGTCGTAGTACCAGACCGGTGAAGACCGGATACACCATAAACTGTCATGTCGTTACCACCACTAGTTCGGTTCGGCCAAGGACTGTGCTGTATTCGATATTGACAAGGTTAAACTTGTCAACAGAACCAGAAGGCGTACCACTGTTCAACCTATTCTTATCTATGTTAAGGAGGAATCGTGTGTTCCCAGAGCGGTTGATATAGGTTGCCATATTAGTTCCAGATGTAGTTAGTGTCTTTTGACCAGTTCCTGTGAGAGAAGCGCTACTCAAAGAAGCACCCAGTGTTCCCCAAGAAGCATCACCAGATGCTGCGCTTTTCCAGTCAGCAGTGTCCAACGCTGTTCCAAAATCTACACATCTGCATTCTAATGTGAACCCACCATCTGAATCCAGCTTACCCAAAGTGTATAGATTCATTGTGACACTACTGATAGTACCTACTAATCCAGATGTGTTAAAACCCAACCATAGCTGTCGGATATCCCACAACTGATCGCTCTTGCCTGCGGCAGCGTAGTACAGCTGGAACACCCCGATTCCAACACCTGTGCCGTATGTAGATGAACCAACTGCTGTATCGTGAGCAGAAGCGTAGCTGGTGTTGGATTGGCCCTGAACGGATCCCATGAAGTTGGGAAGCAGACTAACCGTACCGGGGCTACTACTTAGTTGCTTTGTATCCATCACGCTTGCCATGTGTCTGGGCATCGGTTATCCTTATGCTAGGTCACCGAATAGTGACCATGTATTAGTAGCGATCTTTTGTACACCGAATCTAGAGTACTGTGCCCGTGATTTGGTGAGTGTGCCAGTAGTGCGGAGGGTGGCACCAGTACCCGCTGCTACGGTTACCTGTCCTGCACCCAACTGCATAAAATCGATGTATGTTCCAATGGAGAAGGCTGCTGCTGAGTTTTGGGGAAGCGTAAGAGAAATAGCTGATGCGTTACTCAGTGTAACAAGCTTTCCAGCATCAGAAAGGATTGGGGTATAGGTTGTACCAGTCTGATCGTTGATGGATTGCAGGGTGGTGAAGTCTCCGGTGGGGCCGGTGACCGTGGAGTTGGCACCGGCAGATCCGGTAGCACCGGCAGATCCGGTAGCGCCTTGTGCGCCTTGAGGTCCTTGAGGACCGGTAGCGCCCTGAGAACCTGTAGCGCCTTGAGGTCCTTGAGGACCGGTAGCGCCCTGAGAACCTGTAGCGCCCTGAGAACCTGTAGCGCCCTGAGAACCTGTAGCGCCTTGAGGTCCTTGAGGACCGGTAGCGCCCTG